TTGCAGCAAATGGAGTTCTTTATACACAAGATAAACCCGGTCTAATCGCAGATATTCTTAACAACTGGTTTGATAAACGTGTGGAATTCAGAAAGTTAGAGAAAAAGTATGGTGAAGCAGGTGATACCGAAAAATACGAATTCTACGCTAAACGTCAGTTAGTACAAAAGATTCTTTTGAACTCAATGTATGGTGTATTAGGATTACCGGCATTCCGATTTTATGATGTGGATAATGCAGAAGCAGTAACATTGACAGGACAAGTGGTAATTAAGAAAACTGCTGAAATGGCTAACATCAAATATTGGAAAGAGTTGGGTACAAAAGAAGATTACAATGTCTACATTGATACGGATTCCATTTATATGATGGCAGAACCATTGGTAAAACATAGATATCCGGAATATAAGGAGTTTGATGAACAACGGATGGCAGCTGAAGTAAACACAATTGCCGAAGAAACTCAATTGTTCTTAAATACTTTCTATGATATGTTAGCAGAAAGATTCTTCTTCATTCCAAAAGAGAAACATCGTTTTGAAATCAAAAAAGAATATATCTCCAAAGCAGGATTTTGGGTAGCAAAGAAGAGATATGCACAATGGATGGTATTAAAAAATGGTATCAAATGTGATAAGTTGGATGTTAAAGGATTGGATGTAGTTCGTTCATCATTTCCCAAAGCATTTCAGGACCAAATGAGTGGTATGTTGAAAGATATTCTTATGGGTAAAGATAACGAATATGTTGATAAGAAATTATTAGAATTCAAAAACAATATGGTTAATTTGCCAGTTAATAAAATAGCTAAAGGTGGAGCAATCAAAGAATTAAGTAAGTATGATAATGGGACTTGGAGAAAAGATAGTGGTTTACCAATTGCATCATTTGAAAAAGGAACTCCGGCACACGTTAAAGCTGGTATCACTTACAATCGATTATTAAAGTTTTTTAATTGTCCATTTAAGAATGAACCGATTAGAGATGGAGATAAAGTGAAGTGGGTATATCTTAAAACCAATCCATTGGGATTAGATACTGTGGCATTCAAAGATTATAATGACCCGAAAGAGATTATGGACTTCGTAGAACAATATGTTGATAGGGATATGATTTATAAAGCAGAGTTAGAAAACAAAGTTGATGACTTCTATAACGCTCTAAAATGGGAAAAAGCATCAAATGATACAAAAACGGCAAAGAAATTCTTTGCTTTTTAAAAAATTTTCCGTATATTTGTAAAACAATAATTAAAATTTAAATAAAACAAAAAAGTATGAACAAGCAACATTTATTACGCTTCATTCAGAAATACTCATTAGGTGGAGTAATTGAATCGGTAGCATGGAATGCAGAAGGAAACAAATTATCAGTTAGATTTATTTCGGATGATAAGACTATGTTAGGAGAAGTGGATTTTGATGGATTTACATCGGCACCATTTAACATAGGTATTTACACAACTTCTTTATTAAAGAATTTAGTAGGAATTTTAGATAACGATTTGAGTTTGAAAGTAGATATGGCTGGCGATAAAGCCACTGTATTAAAACTATCTTCAGATGAAACTGAAACATCTTATCAATTAGCAGATTTGGGTGTAATTCCTGCGGTGCCTGATTTAAAAGCAATGCCTGAATTTGGTATTTCAATTGATATGGCATCCAATATGATTGATAAGTTTATCAAAGCAAAAGGTGCATTGAGTGATATCGATACATTTACAATTTTCACCGAAGGTGGTGATTTAAAGATGGCAATTGGTTATTCTACAATTTCAACAAATAGAGTTACATTTACGGCAATCAAAGGATTTGATGGTGATGTAAAACCAATTTCATTTTCAGCAAAATATTTAAAAGAAATCTTAACGGCTAATAAGGAAGCAACTACTGCAAAATTAAAAGTATCAACTGATGGTTTAGCAAATGTTGAATTCAAAATCGATGAGTTTGTTTGTAAATATTATTTAGTAGAAATTTCAAATTAATAAAATGGCAAATAAAGAAACAAAAGAAGTGTTAGAAGCACAGGATGTTATTGAATTAAAATCCCCAAAGCAAATTGAAGATGCAGAATGGTGTTTTCAGTTTTTTAATAATGAACCGGTTGTATTTGCATGGCAAGAGGATGGTGTTGAGCCAAGTCCATTGGTAATGCAATTAAATCCAACTGAATCGGAGGGTTTAAACTTTTCTCAAAATGGAATGAATTTTAGAATATTTCCAAGAGCAATTTCCGAAGAAACGAAGAAAAAAAGAAGTGAAGGACTTTTAAATCAAAAAGATGCAAGTAAAGATTAAATTATTAACTGAAAATTCAGTTAAACCAACATATGCAAAAGATAGTGATGCAGGATTAGATTTGGTGGCAACATCGGTAATATCTCAAACACCAACTCAAATTACATATGGATTGGGTATCGCTTTAGAAATTCCAAAAGGATTTGTTGGATTGGTGTTTCCTCGTTCATCGATTCGCAATTACGATTTAGCATTGACTAATTCGGTTGGTGTAATTGATAGTGGATATAGGGGCGAATTACAAGCAACATTTCACAAAACTAAAGGTTTGGAATCTAAAGTATATGAAATAGGAGATAGAGCAGTCCAAATAATTATCATTCCACATCCTACAATCGAATTGCAAGTAGTTGATGAATTAAGCGATTCAGAAAGAGGTAATGGTGGATTTGGTTCATCCGGTAAATAAAATAAAATATGAGCTTTTTTGCAAATAATATTAATAAAAAAGAGCATAGTTTGTGGGTGGAGAAATACCGCCCGCAAACTTTAGCTGATTATGTTGGTAACGAAACCATCAAAGAAACTATTCAACAATATTTGGATAACAATGATATCCCACATTTATTGTTGTATGGAAAAGCAGGAACGGGTAAAACTACACTTGCTAAATTAATCGTAAACACAATCAAATGTGATTATATGATTATCAACGCATCGGATGAAAATAATGTAGATACTGTTCGTAACAAAGTAAAGAACTTCGCATCATCGGTGGGTTTTGCAGGATTTAAGGTTGTGATTTTGGATGAGTTTGATTATATGACTCCAAACGCACAGGCAATCCTTCGTAACTTAATGGAAACATTCAGTAAACATTGTAGATTCATTTTGACTTGTAACTACATTGAGAAGATTATTGACCCGATTCAAAGTAGATGTCAATCATTTGCAATCACACCCCCAACTAAAAAGGATGTAGCAATTCAGGTTAGTAAAATATTAGATTCTGAAAAGATTACATATGATATTAAGAATGTAGCGGATATTGTGAGTTCATATTATCCTGATATTCGTAGAATCTTAAATACTTGCCAATTACAATCGGCTAAGGGGGAATTAAAAGTAGATAAAGCCATTATGGTTGAATCCGATTTTCGAAATAAATTGGTAGATGCATTAAAGGGTTCTGATGATAAGAGAAATCTTTATTTAAAAACAAGACAAATGGTGTTGGATAATCAAATGAATGATTATACCGAAATGTATACATATCTTTATGATAAGGTGGATGATTACGCAGGTGGAAACACAGCAAATATCATTTTAGCAATCGCTGAAGCTCAGGCTAAAGATGCATTGGTAGTTGATAAAGAAATTGTATTCGCATCATTATTAATTCAAATTATAAACATTATAAGATAATGGAAGGACAAAACGGATTGCCATTAGGTATTAACCTAAATGATGCAAGAGATATGGTATGTGAATGTGGTGGTAAAATATTTATGCCAGGTGTTAGATTTAAAAAATTGAGTAAAATAATGACAGGACAGCCACAAGATACAATTATTCCAATTGAAATGTATTTGTGTACCGCTTGTGGTGTACCATTGCAGGAATTATTACCAAAAGAATTACAAGATAAGCAACCAACAATCGGATTATAATGGCAGGAAAATCATTATTTGACCATATTAAGGCAATAACCAATGAGCAAGACCCAAAGTATTTTGATAATTTATCAGAAGAAGATAAGAAGTCTTGGAGTAACTTTATGATTAATCGATTTCTTTCGATGAATCCTGATTGGGTTGAATTGATTGCAACTATACTACCTTTGACTCAAACACTTGAGCCAAAGGATATGTATAAGTTATATATTAATGCTATTCCAAAGGGAAGGTATTTTTTAAAATATATGAAAGGCAAATCAGCCGAAAAATATGAAGATTTTATAGTTGAATTACTTAAAAAAGAATATGATTGTTCAGAAAAGCAAGCTCATGATTATTTAGAAGTTTTATACTCAACTAGAGAAGGTAGAGAAAATTTGAAATACATTTCCGAAAAATACGGAATTGATAAAAAGCAAATTACAAAGTTAAAATTAAAGATATAATATTTGGAATAATGAAATAAAAGTCGTATATTTGTATAAATAATATAATATGGCTAGAGTTTCATTTTCCCAATATAGTATGTGGAGTAGTTGTCCACAACAATATAAATTAAATTATATTGATAAATTATCCGAATCCAGTTCAAACATACATTCAGTATTTGGTTCGGCAATGCATGAAACATTACAAGAATATTTAGATAAATGCCTTCGTATTTCGAAATCACAAGCTGATAAGATATTGAATCTTAAAGATATGTTGAAAGTAAAAATGAAAGACATTTATCTAAAAGAATTCGAAGAATACCAAAAGCATATTTCTACAAAGGAAGAAATGGTTGAGTTTTTAGAAGATGGCAATCTTATATTGGATTACTTTCAAAAGCCAAAAAACTTTAATAATTTCTTCTCATTAAAAGATGATGAATTGGTTGCCATTGAACAGCCAATTAATACTAAGATTACTGAAAAAGTAAATTTTTTAGGATTTATTGATTTTATTGTTAGAAATAAAAAAACCGGCAAATACCGAATCATCGATTTTAAAACTTCTACTAAGGGATGGAGTAAATATCAGAAATCGGACCCGATTAAAAATACCCAAATACTTTTATATAAAAAATTCTACGCAGAAATGTTAAATATATCGCAGGATATGATTGAAGTGGAATTTATTATATTGAAAAGAAAAGTAGCTGAAGTAGAAGATTATACAATTCCACGTATTAGTAAACATATACCAGCAAGTGGTAAACCATCTGTAAATAAAGCATGGAATGGGTTTTTATCATTTGTTGAATCCGTATTTGATGCGGATGGTAATTATAGAATGGATATAGAATATCCCAAAAAACCATCAAAATTATGTGACTGGTGTGAATTTAAGCAAAGAGGTATTTGTGATGGAAAATAATTTTTTGTATATATATGTATATATAAATATTATTAACTATGGCACAAATGAAATTGACTACTGTCAAAGTTATAAAGGAGTTATATGAGGAAGATTTTAAATTAGC